TTATGGGAATAGTAAGAACCAGTCGGCTACGTCGTCTGTCTTTATTTTTTCTTTTAATTCTGCTAATTCTTCGTTTCCTTCTGTTCTAATTTGTTCAAAGTTTATGGTAACATTTCCTAATAATTGATAGTTGAACGCTCCAAGAATTCTTGCTAAAGATCTTTTTCCTTGCGCTATCATCCACTTTAAAACTAAAGGATCTTCAAATGCATCTTCATCAGGAATTTGTACTTGGCTTAAAATAAACAAAGATTCCACTGGGGTTCTTCCCGTTATCACCAAGCGTTTTGTATTTAAGTTGAAATTGTGATTTATATCTCTTAAGTTAAATGCTCTTGCAAGGTCCCAGAATGACCACTGGATAGTTCTATAAGTTATTTGATCAGAAGATAATGGTGTTAAATAAAGATCTGATGCCATTAATCTATCAAAATTTAAATCGGGGTCATTAATACCAAAAACTCTATTTCCCTGCGACATTTCCCACACAATCTTAATACCAACAACACACTCTGGTAATTGGAAGGTTCTTGTATTACGCCACTCTTTAGTAGAGTAATATTTTTTATTTAAGAGATAAATTTGATCCTGCCATAACGTTCTGTACTCACGAAATAACCACTTCATTTCAACACCTATCAAACGATCTATTTCGGCGTCTGGTGGTGCGTATGGAAGTGCAGCACAAGCTGTTAAAGCATTTTGGACCTCCTTTATTAATTCGACTCTAGTCATATTTTTCTTTTATATTATTCTAATTCAAATCCTATGTTATTTTTCAACACATAGATAAGAGCATCATAAAATTCTTTGTCACTTATAAAATCAATAATTTCTCTAGAAACATCACTATAACTCCAATCAAATTCTTCTCCTCCTAATAAACGGGCAACTTCAAATATTGCATCCTCTTTTATAGGAATGTTTCGTATCATTTTTTCTAATTCCTTGAAGTTTTGATTGACTTCTTCTTTAGATTTTGGTTTTAATGTGTTTTCTAATGATTCTCTAACTAACATTTCTTAAAAATAAATTTTATCCACTTAAAATGTTTTCGTGTTTTTGTGTACTCTAAATTATTTTCATAATAATTTGCTTCTCTTTCAAATGATATGTTATAATAGGCATTCTTTCCATAAAAGAATAATTTAATAAACCATTCTAAACCATAAAATATGTAAAAGAAAACGCCTAATAATTCTTGACTTTGTTTCCAATGTATTGCCTCATGATTTATCAGAGTCGCATTGTTTAAATATTTATCTTTTAATAAAAAAATACCAAAGGGCCACAACGTAATTGCTGCAGCGAAACCAAAGGTAATAGTTTTTACAAATCCAGGTTTAACTAATATTTTCATGTTACCATAGCGTCGTTAATAAATTTCACGACATCATTTTTATCAACATACCACCATGAAATTAAAGCTTCAATTATAGAATCTATAGGACCAGATATTGTAAATAACAAATACTTTGAACGTCCTAAATCAAATTCTTCAATTTCATGTCTAGATGCATGCCACTCTACATTCTCTGGAAGATCTTGAAACAAATAATCGGTGTGATCTTCCCAACTTTGTCTTTCATATTCTAGTTCTAATGTAATTGGTTTACCCTGTGTTCTTAAAAATTGGATAGTGGTTTTATCATCAAAACCAAAGTCCTTTAATTTATCTAAATCGTCTAGAGATTCATATACTTTTTTGGCGATCATTATTCATCTTTATATTCATTCGCAAATCCTTTGTCTGTATAATTTGGATCTCTTAAAGATTTGATCCATTTGTAATCACGTATTTCTTTAACTTCTATTCCGTTTAAAGATGGTTGAGAAAGTTTTTCTTTTGGACTTATCACTAAACAATTTTCATCTAATTTGGCTTTATCTCCTAATCCTGCATTTTTTATTACACAACTATTTAGGTCACAATTAATAATTTCTCCAGAATTAACAATCATTGATTCTTCAATTTTGTTTTCCCTGTCAGCTCTAACTCTTTGTAAATAAGATTCAGAAACATTATTGCCGTTTACAAGGGTTGAATTTAAAATCCTTGAATTGTTTAATTTAGTACCCCATAAGTGACAATTTTCAACTATACCATTAATTGTACAATTAACTAATTGAAATCCTTTTACTCTTGATGCATTTATTTCTGCATCTTTAATCTGGAATGTTCCAAATTCAGTGTCCCAATTAAATTTACATTTCTTAAGATTGCTTTCTAGAATTAGTTTAGCAATATGATCTCTAAGTTGAAACCATTGCGTTTCGATCAATTGATGTCCTTTATTAAGGTCGATATAGATAACGAAATCTTTATATGTAGACTCAAATAAATCATACTTATAGTAACATTTTCTAAATATTCTATATTCTTCGGTTAATTTATTAAGTTCATTAATCATCGAAGGGGTGTATTCTTCTGCATTTAAAACTTGATATGTTGTGAAAACATAATACTCAAGAAGTTCATAAATCTCCTTTACTTTTTCTGAATACTTATACCCACCAATATAATTAAACGTTAATTCTCCTTTTGTCTGTTCTGTTAAATCTATTCCATAAAATGTATCAACGGGCATTTGAAATTCACTAACTAAGTTAACAACATTTGATGCATTAGAACTCATATTAAATGGCACAATCTTTTTCACAGAGACTGCAAACGGGCAGCCTTTCATTTCTGGAAATCTCTGATAAACAAAATTCTCATCCATCTTTAAAACAAGTTTACCAACATCCATGTGCGAAATATTTGTAAGAGTCTGAAGTTCGCTACTGTAATTAAGATTCACTTTCATCAAAGTATTTTTGTCTAATGATGCATTCTCATTTATCCAAAATAAAATAGTATTTAAAAATGTAGATACTTCATTATATTTTTGTTCGCCAATTTTAAATTGGTAACGTGGTCTTTTTCCATCATATTCTTTCACTAAGATACATGTAGAAAAACTAGGTTTTATGGTTGTTTGATCTGTAATAACCACGCTTTTTCCAGATATTTTTTTGAGATCCTCAACAATAAATGATGGTTCTTTAGAACAATAGAATTCAAAAACGAATCCTAACATTGCTGCATCATAAACTTCTTTTGAACTGTATGTTTTTGCTCTTCTCATATAATTTCATATATTTTCGTATAAATTCATATATTTTTAATCAGTTTTGTAAATTATTTCATATTAATTGGCCTTCCAAACTTTCTAACCATTATTGATGGAAGCACTTTATTGTAAACTTCACGACATAATTTAGCTATTATTCTTCTTTCTTGATCATCATCTCTGATGATGATCGTATTATGCCCTATCGGCGTGTATCTTACGTTCAAATTATGTAAATATTTTCGTAATAAGTTTAGATTTTCTCCTTTAGATTCTGTCGGGTCATTATCTTCAACATGAACATAGATACCATTTACATTTCCATATTTTTTGTATAATTGATTCATAAATCCATCACCAGAATGATGGGATAATTTTACAGGAGGATCCCTCCAATATTCATCTTTATGAAAATGCATTGTGTGATCAGAATAATCTCTCAAAATATTATTTACAATACTATCGAGAATATCTTCTACACGTTTGGGTTTAAAAACCCCATGACTTGATTCGTTAATAGGATCAAAATATTTTATATGAAATCCATTTCCAAATATACCTGCAATAACTTGTGCTATTAATTCTTTGATCGCTGTTTCTAAAGAACTTCTTTGAATATCATAAACTATTACTCCTGCTTGCTTATAAACGGCTTTGACTGGGTATATGTGTTCTAATGGATTTGCATCTTGTTCTTTTACTAACATTGACATAACATATAATCCAGATCCATATTTTTTATGGTATTGGTTGAAGGAATAATCTATATTGTCCCATGCTATTGTCATTCTATGTGGGCCTTCACTAAATAAAGGTTCAAAGAAACTTAAGGCTTTATTTTCTAATAGGCTTAAATACATTTCTTGAGCTAAATCTTCAATAATTTGTTTTTTACCTTTAGGCTTTAATACGTCACCAACTGATTCGGATATTTGTTTTGTTTCTATAAAATAATTTATAAGTTTACGCCATTTTTCATCTGGCCCATAACTATATCTTGAATTTCGAAGTTGATTTCTTATGGCTTTTATAGTTGATTTATTAGGAAATGGACTACCATTCTGCAACATAAATTTCATTTTTCCTGGTCCTGTTTCATCCTCAAATTTAATATGATCTATTGGCAGTAATGGTTTATTGGGTTTGTTGTCCCATTTGGAATATTTAATGTATATGGGTTTATTTAGATCTAAATATCCTTTATCTAATAATTTTTTTATATTTTTAATGGAACCTCGATGAATTATATAAATCGTTTCTTCATCACTAGGTTTTAAATCTGTTTCATCCAAAAATCTATCCAATAATTTTCCTTTTAAAAATACATAAATGCTAGCTCCATTTTTCAATTTGTGATTAATATCAGCACCTTTATCAACTAAAAACCATACCATTTCAGGATTTATAAAATTCGCATTATGCCCTACTTGATTTGGACTTAATGAAGCGAATAAAGCGGTATATCCTTCTTTATTTTCCAATTCCATATCTGCACCATTGTCCAATAAAAATTTGACTGTTTCCAAATATCCGTGTTTAGCGGCATAATAAATAGGTGTACTTCCATTTCGATCCTGATAATTTATGTCTGCACCTTTATCTAGTGCCCATTTTGCTAAATCTGTAAATCCGTTTTGAGAAGCTCTTTTTAATAAAACATTTGTTAATTCCTTTGGAAGATCTAAAACACCATCGTTTGCCAATAAAAGATGCTGGCCATTTTTAGATAAGAATAAAAGTAGACTCTCATCAGTAGTTACAGATGATGACCATGATACTGCAGAACTATATGATGCTCCTCTTTTTAAAGAATCAAAAACACCTTGTAAATTTTTATGTTGAACAGCTTGTTCTAAATGTTCAGTTGGATGAGAAAGTGGACCTACTATTTTGTAATCTGGATGTTCATCAAGATTTTTTTCAATTTCTTCTTCTGTTTTTCCCTTTAATAAATCTCCAATAGATTCTTTTACTTTTCTAATATTTTTTCTTGCTGGTTCTATTGCTGGTCTTCCTCCTTTGTTACGCATTAAATTTATAAAATCATTAAAATCTTTGATGATATAATAATCATATCTACCTTTATCATTTGCAATTCCTAAAACTACCTTTCCATTGTGTTGTTCATAGTGAATTCTATATCCCATATAGTTAAAAGAAATAGGCCATTCTCTTGGATCAAATCTAAAAAAGAAATTTTCTACGGTTGTTGAAACTTGCGGGGACCAATTAGTATAGTGTGTAGAAATGTAAGAGACAATTTTAGCATATAGAGGATTAATATCTTTTAAATCATTATATAAATCTTCTTCTGATTTGCCCTTAAATATTTCGGATTCAGTTATGAATTTAGCCTTCACTAATCAAGTTTATTTTATATATCAAATTTCTAACAATTTCGAAGTTTAGAATATATAAATAAAAATGCTTAAATGATTCGAGAAATATACAATAGAAATCCTAGTGATCCTAATTTCAAGTATGGTGTCTTAGAACATTCAGATCCTATCGAGAGCATTATATCCAAAATAAAAATGATACTTGGAACAAGTCAGGGACAAGTTCTGGGAGATTTAAATTTTGGTGTTGGATTAGAGGATCTTATTTTCGAAACACGTATAAACAAGATGGAATTAGAAGAACGAATAAAATCACAAATAATGCAGTATGTTGACGAATCAAAGGATTATCAAATAAGTCCTAGTGTTTCTTTTGGTAAAGCAAAAGAAGGATATGATTACGCGGTCGTCGACATTTTTATAAACAACCAAAAGGTCATCGGAGTATTGATACAATAAATGAGAGCACAAAAAGTATATGAAGCATTAGGGGATATTTTTAAACCTAAACCCAAAGAACAAATAAAACATGAATACTGGGATATTGTTCAAGGAGATACATTTAAGCCAGTTGTATTTCGAAAGGCAAAAAACGGCGAGGAAGTTAGACTTTATAACAAAACAAGATTTCCTAAGTTTAGAGTAGAATACGCAAAAAAAGGAAACCGAATGATAAATGCACAAGAAAATGATTATGTTGTTACAGGATTTATATTTGTCGAAGAAATATACAATGGACAATTATATTGGGAATGGAAAATACCTGAATGGACATTAGACGGAAAATTGGCAATTGAATATGATTGGTACAAACCTGGAATGGAAATAGATCCAATAACACCTGAAGAATTTGATAAATTACCAGAAAAAGATTAAAAATAAAAAATATAATGGCAAATAATAACGACCAAAAATTTGAATTCTTTAAGACATCACGAATTCGTTTTAGCGAATTGTATCAAGATGCGCTTAATTTCATAAAGGCTTCATACGAAGATATAGGGCAATATTTTACAATGGCTTCTCCAATGGGGCAATTGTTACAAATTACTCTTCATTTTGGTAGAATGATTCTCTTCTACATTGAAGATGCTGTAACAGAATTAAACATAAATACTGCTTCACGTCCTGCTAGTGTAAAAGGTATTGCTTCTCTAACTGGTCATAACGCTTCAAGAGCAATGGCTGCAAGAGGAACTTTACGCCTAACTTATAATGGCGAAAAGATTAATATGTATGGAAATACCGTTGCCATTCCAAATTATACACAATTAACTTCTGTAACTAATGGTCTTATTTATACTATCGTTCTTCCTGGTGAAGAAATTCGTTTAGATCTAACTAACATCACTAATTTTATAGATGTGAATGTGATGCAAGGAAAGCTTGAATATCAACAAGCTACCGGAACCGGAGACCCTCTTCAATCTTACAATTTCCAAAATAAAAAAGGAGCAGGAATTGACAATTATTTCGTGAATGTTTATGTTGATGGAAAACGTTGGGAAAATCGAGATTCTATTATTGATATGGGATTCAATGAGGAGTCTGTTATGGTTAAAACAGGACAAACAGGAGGCATAGATATTTTCTTTGGAACGGGATATAATGGTAAACCACCAAGAATTGGGTCAACAATTTTAGTCGAATATTTGTTAACTGATGGAGAACCTGGAAATATTAAAACCCCTGCAACAGAATCTGAAGCTAGTTGGAAATTTGTTACTAGAGGTTATGCGTTAAATGGAGAAGATATTGATTTGAATAAAATTTTAAAGGTGTCTATTAAAAATGATATTCTTTTTGGAACTCTTGAAGAACCTCTTTATCTAACAAGATTATTAGCTCCTCATATGTCAAGATCATTTACACTTGCAAATGCAGACAATTACATTTATTTTCTTCGTAAATTAAATATGTTTACAATTGTAGATGCAATTCCTGGATTTGCAACATTTGAAGATAAATATGCGCTAGACAAATATAATCAAGCAAAAGACAATTATGAAATTGTTAATGAACAATATAGAAGTTTACTTGCAACTGTAGGAGCTGATTCCGAATTATCTAAAACTAAAAAGACTCAATTAGATAATGCCCAAAATGAAGTATATAAATGGCAAGGAATTCTAGAAGAACAAAAGAAAGATGATAATACAGTTTATTTGTTCTTAGTTCCGGATGTTAATAAAAGAATTTCTGCCGCTCAAAACTATTATTCTTGTACATTAGATTCATTTCAACTTACAAACAATGAAAAGACTGCCATCTTGGACCTCATAGAGGACAGTGGACAAAGAATTATTACCGTGGATAATGCTATTATGTCTTTAAAATATCCACGTTTCGTGCTTAATCTAACATTAATCATTTATGAAGGATTTGATTTTGATTCTATAAGAGAATCCATTATCTCTAAAACATCTGAATATTTCTTAAAAAATACAAGAAGAGATAGAATACCTGCATCAGATATTGTTCGTATAGTTGAGGCTATTGAAGGTGTTGACTCTGTTTCAATTTGGTTTGACGCAGATAAAAACAATTTAACCATTTATGGTGATAGTTATGGATTAGATGATTATGGAGATATAATTCTAGAACGTTATGTTTATGATGCATTTGGAAATAAAGTCCCTGTAAAAGATATTTACCCATTAATTCGCGGAGGATTTGAATCTGTTAATGGAACTTATTATGATGATTCAACCGAAAAGAATAAATTATCAACTTTGAACATAAATCTTAGAGGAACAACTCCTATTGATTTTAATTCAAAGAATAATAAAACTATTGTAAGTAATATTTAATGAAAGCGAAATTAGTTAAAGAAAGTATGCAGAATATTTTATCTCCCAAATCAAGAGATGAAATTGTTAAGGATGTTGCATTAAATAGAGAGGTTTTAAATTACTTATTAGATAATGGATGGACATATACAGATACCTTTTCCACACCTTTTATGGGAGATGATAAAAAAGAAATCGTATATCATACATTTGAAAAAGAAGGAATTGAGGTATGCGTAAACAAATTTGATGACTTAAATGATTTAAAAAGATACATATCAGACACTTATTTTTAAAATTATAAAAAAGCATGAGAGCACAAAAAGTCAATGAAGCGTTAAAAGATATTCTTGTTCCTAAATCAAAGCAACAAATTAGGAAAGATATTAAAAGTATTAATGATCCACAACAAATATTAAGATTTAAAGTAAAAGAAGCTTGTGAAGAATATTGGAAAAGAGAAGGAATCAGATTTGGAAAAATAAATTCTGATTCAGAATTTAGTAAAAAATATTACTACTGTAATGCCAAAATAAGAGAAAATACCCCATTTATGCCAGAATATGCTGATGTAAAGGGGACTACAATGGGTGCATTTAATGAATTATATGGAAGATTTGTGTTGAAGAATGGTAAATTATCAAATACAACACAATCAATAGCCTATACAACTGTTGATAAACGTTAATATTAAAAAATGGCAGCAAATAATCAAATAAAAAATCCAAGAAAAGGTGTTTACGCAAGAAACACTTATAAAGTTCGCTTGCCTTATTTTTATCAGGCAAAGCATAATAACGATCAGTTTAAAAATTTAGGATATGATTATCGTGGAAAAATTTTACGAAGCATAACATCTCCTGAATTATGGGCCAATCCATTACAAACAGGAATGATAGGGCAAATTGAATCCATGATGACATATATATTAGAACAAGCAAAATCCATTAAAAAATGGTTATCAATTGCTCATGATAAAGATACTCTCTCAATCAATTGATATATAAAATAAAAATGAATTTTGTATATGTAACAACTAATTTAATAAATGGAAAACAATATGTTGGATCACATGATGGAAGTGAAAACGACGAATACTTGGGAAGTGGAAAAGTTTTTTTAAAAGCCTTAAAAAAATATGGAAAACAAAATTTTAATAGAAAAATTTTGGAATATTGTGATCCATTTTATAATGTTATATTAGAAGAAAAATATATTAAAGAATTAAATACATTAAAACCAAACGGATATAATTTAAGTCCAACAGGAGGACATGTTAGGGGAAAATTATCAAAAGAAACTATAGAAAAAATTAGACAAAGTAATTTAGGAAAAAAACGCTCCATAGAAACAAAACAAAAACTTTCAAAATCTTTAAGTGGACGAAAACTTTCTGAACAAACAAAGGAAAAAATGAGTAACTTTCAGAAAGGAAGAATTAAATCTGAAGAAGAAAGAAAAAATATTTCAGAATCAAAAAAGGGACAAAAAAATCCAATATATGGAAAAAATCCTTGGAACAAAGGAAAAACTGGATTCAAACATTCTGAAAAAACAAAACAAAAAATGAGAGAATCCCATAAAAGAAACTATAAATAATGAGACCAGAACTTTGGAGAATATACGACAAAAAGGGTAGTAATTTAAACTTAAACGCTGATTCATACATCAACTTAATATTTGCTTCTGATATTGGTCAAGATGCAGAAGGTTATGCAGTCACAGACCCATCAGGGAACATTATTAGAACTGTAATAACTAATAGTGGTTGGAATTATGATAATGAGACTCAAGTCTTAATTGATTTTACATTTAGTGAATTGGGTACTCCATATGATGTGTCAGCAAACATCACCTATAAGGATGTTTCTGTGTTTAATCCAGATGGCCACAATTCTCAAGCTATTGGGGATGTTACAATTAATTTTCCTGATTCTTCTAATTATATGTACCCAGGTGCCACTTATGTAGGTGCATTATTTTTAGACCCAATTTCACAAGGACTTGTCGAAACAGAACATTTAACAATACTCGAAGAAATCTCAACAAACATATTTGTTACTCCATATGACACCTCTAATTCAACTCTGATATTCAGAATGGTTGGAGAAGAAGATGTTATACAATTTTTTGATGTAGATCCTCATTCACAAGAAGTTATATGGACTGATGAGATAATTTATGATGTTAGTCAATATCAATTAAATCAAGGAATCCAATTAAACATTGGATTTAGATCTGATGATGAAGGTGTTTATGAAAGAAAAATAGTTGCGTATCATCGCATTGGAGATACTGATATGCCTATTTTGGAAATCATAGTAAACGCGCAATCAATAGGACAAGATGAACGTCTTGATACATTACTTGAAAACTTTGGATTATTTAAACCAAAATCGATTCCTACACTATTTAAAGAAGCTGACATTAATGAAGATATGCCTGATTGGCAATTATTAAACTATAAAGCAAAACACATCATCTTAGAGCATGACAAAATCATGCCATTTATTGGGACTTATAAAGGACTTATAAATGCTATCAAATGGTTAGGATATGATGATATTTATGTAAAGGAATGGTTTAAAGATGTAAAAGAAAGTAAGAGAATTTCTTTATACGTTCCTTATGACGCCGATGGAAGAAAGAGAACTATAAAGTATTTTACCCCTGAAGAAAGAAAGAATCTTAAAAAATTAAACCAACTTTCTTTATGTTATTGTATTACACGAGAAACAGGAGAAGTTGATGAATGGGGAAATCCAATTACTGAGAATTGCTATGAATATAATTTAAACGAAATTCTAATCAAGCTTTATTCACTTAAGGTTTGGTTAGAGAAAAATATCATTGGCGTTAATGCCCGCATATATGATTTAACCGGAGAAGGTGTTTATTTCGAAAGATATAGAAACCTAATTTATGGTACTTCCAATGTTGGAACTGAAGCTTTATATGAACAATCATTAACTCCTACATCCGTTAACCCAGATTCTGAATTAGTAACTGGGGATGCAAGTATGTTGTTAACTTTAAAGGAATATAATCAGCAGAACACAATCCAAGATATAAAT